ATATTTATATTTACGTGTTGGTAATTGTTCTTCCCACATTGTATTTACCTCACTTTTTTGATAAAATGGGTACAGAAAAAGACTTGTAAGACTGCTCTCAGTTTACACGGTTTTTTCTGTGGTGCTAGCTCTACACTCTAAGTTTGGCGACGGTGAGTGTAGGGCTTTTTTTATTGTCTTATTTTACTTTAACTTCCATTGAGCCGTTAAGTTTTTGGCTAGCTAGTGCATTCCCGTCATCCGTTTTAATATGAAACATCGGATAACGCTCATAGTTTACATTGTTGATTGCAGCCCAGACATTGAATGCTTCATGTTCTTTGGCAAGCATACCGTCAGCAAAATTCTGCAAGTCAGCTTTGCTATATGTTTTATATTCGTTAGGCACAGTCATATATAAAATGGTGCTACGGTTGTAAAAACTATATGTACTAATATCCAAACCTTTATCAGTCAAATCTTGCTTGAAGTAGTCGATAAAACTGCCCATTTGACCCTCGGTAATGTCTTTTAGCTTATCTTCCGACGAACTTGGTTCTGAGCTTGATTCTTTTGAAGGTTGTTCCTCACTCTTTGAACTTGACGTTTTGGCACTGCTAGATGGTTTACTAGCTTTAGGTTTTGCCTTTGAAGAAGACGAAGCCGTTTGGACTGTCTTAACTGGTTCTGTCTTCGTTTTAGGTGCAAGCCCGGTTATTTCAAAAACTTTCCCAAGCACAGCCAAGCAGACAAGCACAACCACCCACTTTTGCCAGCGTTTTAAATTCTTCCATTTACTCAACATTTTTCAATCTCCTTTAGTTTTAGATATTCATTTTTTACAAAAGTCTCATCGCAAATTGTGGTGAGATTATATTTTTCCATAAAGTGAACGTAGTTAAAATCATCAAGATTTTCATTTTTCAACAATTCATGGATCATACTTCTATTTGCTTGAACCTCAAACTTTTCCCGTAAACGCTCATAGTCTTTAGAATTTTGCTCTAGATGGCCTATTTCATGTAATATGACCTTTAAACGAGTTTCGGGGGATAAATCCCCGTTGATATAAACGACCCTATTTATTGGGTCGATAAAGCCATTTCTGGGCCACTCGTTAGAACTAAACTCACAAAGAGACACGTTGAACTGCTCAAGCAATTCACTTTCAGTCATAGCACCTCACTTCTCTTTGCTACTCATATAGCCGGCAATTATGCCACGAATTGCCCGCTTGTCATCCTCGGTAAGTGGCTTACCGTCGAACATCATGGCGTTGTCGATGATGTTATCGATATCGTTTGAAGCAGTGTCTTTCGGGCTAGGTGTTACATCCAAGAATTGTTCTGTTGTCAAACCTAGAGCGCTAGCAAAATCGTCCGCTTTATTCAGCGGGAACACCCGACTGCCAGAAAGATATCTTGATAAAGTCGATTTTGAAACTCCCGCTTTGGTAGCTAATTCAGACATCGACATAGAACTATTATCTAAATAGCTTTTTATTAGTGAAATAATTTCCTCGTTGTTTCTCATGCACTTTTTCCTTTTATTTAATAGTAAGAATATTATACACCAGTTCCCAAAAATAAACAATATGTTCCCAAAAATAAACTTTTTTTATTTTTTTGTTATTTTTTTGTTGACAAACGGGAACACATTAGATATACTATAATTGTTCTAAGGAACAAGTAATAAAAATAAAAAAGAACGGAGGTAATCTATGAAAGTTGATTTGCTTCGTGTGAGAGCTGAGCGAGTAGCAAAGGGTTATACGCAGGCACAAATGGCTGAACGAATGGGTTTAGCTCGTGACCAGTATAATAAGAGAGAGAATGGGAAAATCTCATTTTCTGCTGACGAACTTATCACACTAGCCGACCTTTTAGGGTACAGCAAAGACGAAATTGGTATTTTTTTTAAACAAACTGTTCCCGAAACGCAACAATGAGATTAAGAAAGGAGCAATCAGTGAACGAATTAATTAATGTAACGTTAAACGAAAACAATGAGCCTATCATTAGTGCGAGACAACTTCACAAAACATTAGAAGTTAAAACCCGTTTCAGTCAGTGGGTTGAGCAAAACTTCAAAATGTTCAAAGAAAACGAAGATTTTAGCTCCGTAGTTACAACTACACAGCAAAATCAATACGGCGGAACAAAGAAATTACAAGACTATGCCGTCACAATTCGAATGGCTGAGCATTTAGCTATGATGTCGAAAACAAGTAAAGGGCACGAAGTCAGAGAATACTTCATCCAAGTAGAAAAGGATTTCAATAGCCCAGAAAAAATCATGGCTAGGGCGTTGCTCATGGCTGATAAGAAAGTCCATAAGCTAGAAGCACAGATTGAAGCTGACCGCCCTAAGGTATTGTTTGCTCATGCAGTAAGTGCTAGCAAGTCATCTTGTCTAATTGGTGAGCTGGCTAAAATCTTGAAACAAAACGGGATTGACATTGGTCAAAACAAGCTCTTTCAGTGGCTACGCTCTAACGGCTATCTAATTAGTCGCCGTGGGGATTCTTGGAATCAACCAACGCAAAAGAGCATGGACTTAAAGCTGTTTGAGTTGAAAAAGACAAATATCAACCACGCTGACGGACATACAACTACCAACACGACAACTAAGGTTACTGGCAAGGGTCAACAGTATTTCGTCAACAAGTTTCTTAATCAAGAACGCTTAACAATTTAGATCAGAAAGGACTACCAATGGAAATCACCTATAAACCGGTCGGGATCAATGAAACGGCTGAGTGGGGAGACTATGACCACCTCATGCAACGGTGGGAAGGTCTGGGAAAGTCAATGGCAAAGAACCTCATTCGAGAAATGAGGGATAACAAAGATTTTCAAGGGTACGTATTCAACCCAACACACAAACTGGTTTTCATCAACTATGAAGGTTTCAAGTCCTTCATCGAATGGAAAACCAAGAATAGATTCAAACAATAACAAGGAGCAAAACATGAAAAATAATCATTACACCAAGAGGTTGGTAGCGTGTGCTATCCAATTCGACAAAGATTTCCACAAGATGGAAGGTGGCATCCCTGCTCTCGACAACATTACGGAGTTAATCCTCTACATCAATCAGACGATGGATGTCTCAAAAAAAGCAAAAGACGAGCTTGATGATATCGACACAAAATGTCTGATGTACAGAGATGTCTGCAACAAACCAGACACACCAGACAGCAAACGCAGAGATCTATTTCAAGATGCAGCAATTGATTTTATTGCTACATGCAGAACACACGACATCTTAGACATTTAAGAAAGAACACCACTAGCCGTAGCAGTGAGCTAGTGCGGTTAGGGAACAGAAAGGAAAATAAAAATGAAAAAACTACTTAAATGGCTATTTGTAAAAGAGCAAGCAGAAACAGTAGAGGTTCCAGCTTGGACTTTTGAAAAAAACGCATCAGAGCCTAGCCGAGATCGTTACAACAAAACGCATGGATTGGGAGAAACATTGATTTGAAACATCTATTGAAATTCTTGTTTGGTAAGAAGAAACCGAAACAGCAAGAGCCATTTTTCGAGTGGGTTGAAACGCCCGAAGAAAAGCAAGAACGGCTCAAGAACAAGTACACAAAATAACATCAACTTTTCAGCGTGCAGCCATGACCTCGTCGTGGAGTGCATCTTATACCCATAATTTTTCCCCAAAAAATTAACACTTTACTACCCACACAAAAATCTTTCTAAAAAAAACATATTTACAAAGCGGCGAGGTTGTGGGTGCACGCTGAGAGCACTAAAAAAGCACAGGTGAGGGCCTGTGCAAGAAAAAACATCTATACAAGGAGTATACCATGAAATCATTCAACACTCAAACAATCGCAAAAACTGGATTCACTAAAAGCAAAGCATTTGGATTGTGTGGCACGCTCGCTATTGCTACAGCTCTATTGATTGGAGCTGGGGCGGTATCAGCGGATGAAACCACTCAACCAGTGGCAGACACTCAGCCAGCAGTGTCTAATGTCTACACAGCTGATAATGGTGGTAATGTTACAGTTACACCATCTGAAACAGTAGCACCAGCAGAAACTGCTACACCAGTGGTTGAAACAGCACCAGTGGCAGAACCTACACCGGTTACAGAAACACCAGTAGCGCAACCAGTGGCAGAAACTACAGCGCCAGTCGAAGCGCAACCTACTACATTCGTTAAAGAGGGTGACACTATCCAAGTATCTAACCCTAATGTTGAGGTTGACCAGTCTCAAGGAACTGGTAAATACCAAGGCTTCACAGTGGAATACAAGGATGTAAAATTCCCTGACGATATGGCTATCAATGAAGGGGATAAGGTTAAGTTCACTTTACCTGAAGAAGTGAAATTTCAAACTAACTTTGACTTTGATGTTTACAATCCTGACAAGCAAGTTGTTGGTAAAGGTACTACAGACACAGCAAGCAATACTGTGACTACTGTATTTAACAACTACTTTGCATCTCATCCGCTTAACAAGCAAATGAGTCTTAAAATGGACGCTACTTGGACAGACAAGGTCGAAAGTGGCAAGCCAGTCACAGTAAACTTCAATGGGACAGTGATCACCGTCAACATCGGCAAAGAACAAGAAATTGGTAAAGATGAATTACTTTCTAAATGGGGTAGTCAAGACGAGAATGACCCAACTGTTATCAACTGGACTATCCGTGTTAACTACGCAAGACGTGTGTTGAATTATGTGACATTGATTGACACAATGAGTGACAATCAAACCCTTGTGGATAACTTCTTTGAAGTTAAGAACATTGAGAGCGTGAATCCATGGATTGATAAAGGTTCAGCAATGGATTTAGTTAAGTCAATCAGCAAATCTGAGCATGGCTTTGAAATCAAAATGGATCGACTTGACCATATGATTTACTTGAACTATAAAACCAAACTGACAAATGCAGTTAAGGATAGCGTTAATCCAACCAATAAGGTTGAGTTAAAAGCTGAGTCAGATGGTGCTGTTTCATACAGTTATGTTCAACTCGTCGGTGGCCGTGGCGATGCATCAGGCGAAAACAAACCAGAACCAACGTTTGAAATTCCCCGTGAAGCTCCAAAAGTTGACATTCCAGAATTTCAAGGTGGCATCCCCGGCATTCCGGAAGTCCGTGAGTTGCCGGAGTATACTGAGCCAATCGGAACTGTACCAAACGACGCTCCAAAATATGAAAAACCGGAATTTGAAGGCGGTGTAGTCCCTATTGACCCACCAGTGGTTGAAATTCCAGAATACACTGAGCCAATCGGCACAGTGCCAAATGAAGCTCCTATCCATTACAAACCTGAGTTCCAAGGCGGCATTCCGGGAATCCCAGAAGTCCGTGAGCTCCCACCATTCGAGGGCGGCGTAATTCCAAACGATGCACCAATTTTGGACTTGCCAGAACTTAAAATCCCAGAGGAACCAACTAAACCAACACCAGAAAAACCTAGCACGCCAGAAAAGACCCCTAAAACGAGCGTTGATAAAAAAGCGGCACAATCTGTCGCAGTATCTTACAACCTCGCACCAGTGAGCAAAGAGACACCAAAAACAGCCGTTTATGGTGGTACTCTACCAAGTACCGGCGAGAAAGAGGGCATCGCTAGCACTTTAGGGCTGGTAGTAATTGCAGCAGGCATCACAACTTTGGGATTGAGCTTTAAGAAATACAACGGCAAAGAAGACAAGTAATTAAATAATTAGCAGTGGTGGGAGGGTAGGCATTAAATATGGCAGACAATCAAAAATACTATTACGTAGGAGGTAAAAATGGGAAACCGTAGAATGATAAGTAAAACTGTCACTCAAACACATCGATTCTTACGTTTGCCCCTCGAAGCACAAGCTCTTTATTTTCACCTCATCCAAAATTGCGACGATGATGGGGTGGTGGAAGCATTCCCAATTCTCAGAATGATAGGAGCTAACGAGGATAACTTAGGACTTCTAGTTATCAAGCAATTCGTAAAACCTCTTAACGATGAAATGGTCTATTTCGTGGTCGATTTCCACGAACAGAACACTGTCAGAAAAGACAGATATGTGCCTAGCATTTACAAAGAATTGCTAGAGGAAAACACCGACGGAATCACTGGTAAACCACTGGTAAACCAAACGACAACCACTGGTTGCCCCAATATAAGTAAAGATAATGAAAGTAAATATAATTTAAGTAAATTTAACAGTAGAGAGGATGAAACATCAGAAAATAGTCAAATGTCTTCTTCTGCTGCTGCTGATAGTCAATCAGATTTTAATATTTTTGAATATTACCAAGAAAGAATTGGACCTATCGATGGATACCAAATGGAAAAACTGAAAGGCTATATCGATTTCGATAAGTTGGAAATCATGTTGGTTAAACGTGCCATAGATAGAGCTGCCGATAACTCAAAAAGAGGTTTTGGGTATATCAACTCCATCTTAAGAGCATGGGCACAAAACGGAATACATACCGTTGCCCAGCAAGATGAAGAACAACGTAAATTTGACAGTCGTAAAAGTTTTGATGATGACAGACCCGTTAAATTTGGCCCAGCATGTAGCAAATACTAGAGGTGGTGCTTATGAGTTTAGAGCAAACAGCCAAGCAAATGCGAAGGCAATACATGAAGCCTAGCGATAAATACTGCGACAAGCACCAACGGCACTATGTCACAATTCAGTTTCCAAACTCAAAACCCTATACAGTGTGTGAGCTTTGCCACAGGGAAGAACAAGATCAACAGAACGCCATCAAAGCACAAGAGCAGTACGAACGAGAACAAGAACAGAAACGCTTGTACTTTCTCAAAGATTTCAGCTTACTGGATGATGATTTGAAAAACGCTAGTTTTGACAATTACAAGGCAGTAACCAGAGAGCAAAAAGAAGACTTGAAAAACGTTAGAAGTCAACTCAAAGGCTACCTTGACGGTCAAGACTACAATATTGTTTTGATTGGTGATACTGGCGTGGGCAAAAGCCATCTAGCTTATTCAGCACTTAAAGCCTTGTCGGATCACACAAAAAAAATGGGGCTATTCATCAACGTAGTAGACCTGTTAGCCAAAATCAAAGAGGATTTCAGTCTTGAAGCTGAGTATATCAGGCGCATATCTGAAGCTGAATGGCTTGTGCTCGACGATTTAGGCACTGAAAAAGTGACAGAGTGGTCTAATGGTATCTTGTACAGTATTTTGAACAAGCGTACCAAGACTATCATTACCACTAACCTAAGCCCACGGGATATCATGGGCACTTATGGCAAGCGTGTCTATTCTAGGGTTTTCAAAAAGACAGGACTTGGAACGACGAATGAACACGTTTATCAATTCAAGACACAACAAGACAAGAGGATGATGCTTTGACGGAAAAAGAAGTAAAACTAAAACTCTTTGAAGACTACGAGCGTATTCATGGCCTTGTATTCTCACAAGAGCATAAGCAGAAAATGATGGATGATTTAGATTTGTATTCATTCATCGAGAAAATTAATGAATATATGTATTTCGCTAAGAAATCAACGCAGATTTTTAGCGCACACTAGAAAGCCCAAAGGGGGACAAAAACATGACAAATCAACTACAAACACAAAACAAAAGGGATATTTCAACAGATACAAGTGCTTGGACATTTCAAGATATTAAACGCTACTACGACCCACAAGATTTGTTGACAGAAAAACAAGTTGGACAAGCTTTATCGCTGATTAAAGGTCGTAACCTCAACCCATTGCTAAACGAGGTCTATATCGTAGCTTACAAAAAGAAAAATGGTGGGGCTGAATTTAGCTTAATTGTCTCAAAAGAAGCATTCTTGAAGCGTGCAGCACAAAACCCAAACTATGAAGGCTTTGAAGCCGGAGTGGTAGTTGTCGACAATTCTGGTGATATGGTAGAGCGAAAAGGGGCGCTGTTACTACCTAACGACACGCTTGTTGGTGGTTGGGCAAGAGTTTACCGCAAGAATTTCAAGGTTCCTGTAGAGGTTTTTGTTAGTCGTGAAGAATACGATAAAAAGCAAAGCACTTGGAACGCTATGCCAGCTACCATGATTAGAAAAACCGCTCTTGTCAATGCCTTACGTGAAGCTTTCCCAGAGGATTTAGGAAATATGTACACTGAGGATGACGGCGGTGAAACTTTCGACAGAATCAAGGATGTAACGCCACAAGAGACACAAGAGGATGTTAGAGCTCGTAAGTTGGCGCAAATCGAACAAATGAAGCAAGAACAAACGCATCTCCAACAAACAAGTGAAAGCGATTCTCAACCGGTTGCCAACTCACAAAACGAGCCAGTTCAAGGCGAACTTCTCGACTATTAACGAGGTGTGAACAATGCAAGAATTACAAGTTAATATTGAACAAGCCAAAGTTGAGATTGTAGGGCAAGAGGTTTTTGAAAAAGGCATTGCTGATGTAGTTGCTAAGTATCAAAATTACACAGTCACCGCTGGCACTATCAAAGACGACAAGAAAGTCTTGGCTGAATTACGAAAATTAACCAAGCAAATTTCAGACGAACGTATCAAAATCAAGAACGAGTTATCAAAACCAGCGACGGATTTTGAAAAATATATCAAGGAAACAGAGAAACCTCTTAAAAACATTATCAACCAAATTGCAAATGATGTGAAAGAGTTCGAAAATCATCAAAAAACACTGAGATTGGACACGGTTAAAAGTTATTTAGCTAACAAAGCCAGCGAATATATGATTGACCCTCGCATTTTTGACGGAAAAGCAACGGAATACCTCAAAAATGGCGATTTTATGGCGGACGGTGTAACTCTTAAAAAAGCGACTATGAAGGCATTAGACGACATGGTTACTTTTGAATATCAAAAACAAGAGGAATTTAAAAAAGCCACTCAATCCATATCCGGACTTTGTTCAGAGTACGGAATGACCGACCAACCGTATATCCGCATGCTTCAAAATCTGACATTAGCAGAGGTGTTAGATCAGATTCGTTCAGACCATGCTTTTGAATTACAAAAGCAAGAAGCTGAACGCAAAAGACAAGAACAAGAAGCACTACGACAAGCTGAATTACAAAAGCAAAAAGAAAAAATAGTAGAAACAACACCAACGGCATTAGTTGTTGATTCAGAAACAGGCGAAATTATCGAAAACACGCCAACAATTGAAGAAGCTAACATTCCAGAATCAAAACGTTATCGCCAAAAAATGACACTTGAAGTCTACTTTGAAGATTCAGACGATAAAGACAGATTTAAACGTTTACTTAGCGAAAACGGTTGGGAATACAAACAAAACTACACTGTCAGCGGCTATCAAAACATAGCCAGTATGACCGAAGAAGAATTGAAAATACATTTAAGTTAATGTCAAGACCAAAATCTAAACCCACGTTGGATGACTTCATCTAGAATAAAGAAAAGGAAAATAAACATGATCAATAACGTTGTATTAGTTGGTCGCCTAACCCGTGACCCAGAACTAAAATACACGACCAGTAATATCGCAGTAGCTACATTCAGTCTTGCGGTTAACCGTAACTTCAAAGATGCTAACGGTGAGCGTGAAACAGACTTTATCAACTGTGTTATCTGGCGTCAGCAAGCTGAGAATTTGGCTAACTGGGCTAAGAAAGGCGCATTGATTGGAATCACTGGACGCATCCAGACCCGTAGCTACGAGAATCAGCAAGGTCAACGGGTATATGTGACTGAGGTTGTCGCTGAGAACTTCCAAATGCTAGAAAGCCGTGCAGCGCGTGAAGGTGGCAATGCTAACCAAGGCAACACATCGGGAGCGTTCGGCAATGACAACGGCTATGCAGGGCCTTATGGTCAGCAAGCACCACAACAGCAAGGGCCAAACTTTGCAAGAGATAACGGTCCGTACGGGAACAGTAGCCCAATGGACATCACTAGTGATGATTTACCCTTCTGAGAAAGGAAAAATAAATGGAATTTAAACCAATAAAAGGTTACGAGGGCATTTACGAGGTGTGTTCAGATGGAACAATTTGGACTTGCTACGGAAAAACAACTTACAGCAACTACCACGGGAAAATTAAAAAGCGTGTGTGGAAGCGTAGGCAGATAAAACCCCAGATACAAAAAAGGGTCAGAAGTAAACATAGCGATAAAAGGGTTAAGCTATGGAAGGACAAAAGAATGAAAACACATCTAGTGAGTAGATTAGTTGCCACAGCTTTTATACCAAATCCAGAAAATAAAGGATTTGTAAACCATAAAAACGGAAACCCTTTAGACAATTCCGTAGAAAATCTTGAATGGACGACAAGGAGTGAAAATCAGTTACATGCTTTGAAAACAGGTTTAATGAGTGCGAGCAAAAAAGTTAAATTAAAAAGGTTGGTGAACGGCAACGAATATCAATTCTGTAGCTTGGCAGAAGCTAGTCGTTTTTTAGGAAAAAGTCACGGATTTTTAAGTCGAAAACTAAAGGACGGCAAAAACATAAAGGGCTACGAGATCACTTTAGTTTAGAAAGATAGTGAAAACATGAAAATGATTTTAAACATCGAGCCTAAACCACAAACAAGGCCGCGATTCAGCAAATTCGGGACTTATGAAGACCCCAAAATGAAGGCGTGGCGTCGTCAGTGCTCGCAACTTATCGAGCAAGAATATGACGGGCAATTCTTTGGCGGCCCGATTATGGTTGATGTCACCTTTTACATGAAAGCCCCGCTTAACGTATCAAAAAACCCCACGCCAAAGGCTAGAGCTAAAACGTGGGATACATTCAAGAGGTTTATGTCCGAAACGCTGTGGCATGCGAAAATTCCAGACGTTGATAATCTGGTCAAATCGCTCTTTGACAGTATTTCAAAAGCTGGATACAACAAAGTTGATAAGAAGGGTATCGTGTGGACTGATGATAGTATTGTTTGCGATTTAAGAGCTCGCAAGAAGTACAGCCCTAATCCACGCATTGAATTTGAAATCAAGGAGTTGGAATGAACAGCAAATACAAAGACAAGCTGGTCGGTGTGCATGCTCCGGGAAATTACGACCACACAAGCGTATTAGGTCAAACACAAGAGTTTTCGAAGTGGTTCTGGGCTAATCATGAGGATATGGAATTTATCAGCGCTAAGCTAGGAATCAACGCAAAGAAACTCAACCGCATTCTAACGCTGGAGCAGTTACCGGATGAAGAATTACTAAGAAAGATGGTAGAACTATGCAAGTAAAGGAATACGCCTTATACAAGGGCGAGGAATTACTGGCGATGGGGACCAAACGTGAAATCGCTGAACAATTGGGTGTGTCAGCTAGCACAATCGGGTACTATGGCACACCGGTGTATGCTCGAAGGACTAGCGAGAATGGAAGGAGATTAGTAGAGATATGAAATACAAAGTTATCGTGTACTACGACAATATGCCAGACAGTGAGCATATTTTCAACAATAAGAATGACGCTATCAACGAATTGCACCGCTTACGAGGTGTCAAATATCGCAATTCTAGGATGCATACAGTGGAGTTGGTCGAATGCGGTGGATAGTACGAGTAGCACGCACAATGGATGATGTTATGGAGTGCCATTTCACAGATAAGCGCAAGGCACTGGAACACGTTGAAGCATTGAAGAAGTTAAGCATGGCAGTAGACGCTACTGTATGGATGGAGGAAATTGATGACTAGACAAGAAGTAATACAAACGCTATCGAAGGTAGGGAAGATTTCTGTATCGTACGCAGAGGACCTATATGATTCTTTCTTCCCTAAGCCAGTCGTGCCGCAATTCGTGGCGGATTGGATTGAGTATTGTAAATTTACTAACGTTAATCTGGGTCGGGCTTTATTTATTAGTGATATAG